GTATTACCATTATATTCATAAATCTTTATTGTAAACCGTATCATCGTACTGGATTTAAAACTTGCGGTAGGAAGTTTAATCTTAATAGCCCCGGTTACGGGGTTTCCAGCATTAGTAAAGGATGCTCCACCAGGATTTGTTATACGCAGTGCACCTACCGTAACATCTGAAATTCTCTGGGCAATACCACTAACTGTTACCGCAGTACCGTTAATATATAATCCTGTAGCATTGATCGTACCACTACCCTTATCCCCACCAGTAGCTCCAGTAGTATATAAGCCACCCACAGTACTAATATATAATGACTGCGTATTGTTAGTATTAAATTGCAGTCCATTAGAACTGTTAATAACAGCAAAGGAAGCATTTGGCCGTATATTCAGAACATTAGTACCGTCTGAGGAATATACTGCATTAGCTCCGCTAACAGTGTTAACTGTTAATGTTGCCCCGGAACTAGGGGGACCAATGGTAAGTCTACCCGCAATAGTCTGGAGAAGAGTGTTACCCGACCATGTATGAATACCAGTCCATGTAGGTGATATGGTTACATCAAGAGGAGGGGCAGCATCAGAACGCATATAAGTTCCGGCACTGCCGTTAACTGGAGTAAGACCTACATATGCTGTGGGATTCCCAGGAGATGCGGCGCTTGGTGAAATCCAAGTCCCATCAGCACGAAGAAAATTACTTGTACCACCTCCACTTGCAGGAACTACTCCTTGCAAAACATTAGTGAATGGATTAAGAAATGCTGTGACCTGAGTGGCTGTAAGATCAATAGGTGTAGAAGTACCACCAGTATTATTACCCATGATCGAATTAGCCGCACGAAGTGCAAGGGACATCGTACCTGATGCGGTTAAAGGACTTTGTGTAGAGGCGAGTCCGGTACCAATACCGATAGATGTAACTGTACCTCCACCACCAGGAGTAGTCCAAGTACCATCTGCTCGTAGGAAAGTAGTAGTACCGCCCCCTGATGCCGGAGCTGCTCCAGAAAGCGTATTGGAAAATGGATTAATAAGAGAAGTAAGCTGAGTTGTAGTTAATGCCAGGACGGGTGCAGTCGCGCCTGTACTATTACCCAATACTGTATGGGCAGCTATAGGAGCTAATTGTGATGTAGTAATACTTCCTATAGCACTATGGAAATCACCTTGAGCTAACCAAAGCTGTAAGAAATGGGCAAACCAATCTTTATTCCATACTTCTGGGATCTGGATTGTGGTTAGATTACCTATATCCGGTGATGTAGGGAGCAAACTACCCATTATTAATGCCTTGCCATGCCTACTTCAATCTGAGCATCTCCTACCCAGCTCTCAACAGGATCAGATAGTTCTAGTTGATAGACCCTTTCTCGGGACATTCCTAGACGATACCAAGTTGCTCGGATTAGACGATGTCCTATCTTCCCTAAACTCTTTGTAGGCATAGTCCTAAAGGTATTGCCACCATCATCACTAATTTTTAAGGTCAATAAAGGATCAGATCCTTGCCCTGTAATAGGACCGGCACCTGTACCCATAACCACTTCAAAGCGTTTATGCTGAATTCTATTATGATCTACATAGTAAGGTTGGTGAGTCCATTTAGCTACTCTAAGAGCATTAAATTCAGTAAAGACATTACTATCAAGTTTCCCTATTGTGCCACTAAGGGAATCTCCTACAAGCTGCATACCATAATAGTAGATAGTATTCTGAACACGCCAATAGCCTACCTTATAACTTTCTAGTTCATGCCACTCAGTAGTAGTGCAGTCGTAAACTATACATCTTTCTGCCGCTGGCATATTGATTGCATAAAATAGATGACCACCAATAGTATAGGCCAAGCCAAAAGCATCACTAAGATCCGCTTGTTCCAGGACTGACTCAATACCGTGATTACTGATTCTAACGGGAGTTTGATTCTGTTGTCTACGAACAGTTCGATCATTAGCTACCCAGAAGATTGTCTGATCTTGTTTAGTGACCGTATTACCATTAATGCACCCAAGTTCAATAAAATTATTAGGCGCACTGGAGAAGGGTGAATTAACAGCATTACCTGTATCAATGAATGCTTCGCTGGTTAATTGCCCAAACATAGTAATCTGTCTATGGTCAATAGCCATACCCGTAAGCAAATCGGCACCGAACTCCCGAGGAAATTCAGTGCCGCCAGTAAAGGTTATAGGACCAGAGCCTGAAATACTCTTAGAGTCGCAGTTATAAAATTCTCTACCATTGGTAGCAAGGAATACGATATAGCTATCTATAAAGCCTAGATTAAGGGCACCAAATTGAATAAAGGTAGGATCAGTTATAAGGGATAGGGAACCATTAGCAAAGGTCCATCCCTGATTAGTGCCTGGGATAATAATCACAAGACACGCTGTATTATCAGACATATAGACACGGCCAGAGCCATATATTCCTGTACCGAGCTGTGTTGCTACACCTTGTGGACTAACAGAATATAATGCATTTGCAACTACAGTATATAGAAGTCCTTGCATCATCCACATACCACGAATAGAATCAGTCTGGCTAATTTGGCAGAAGATTGAAATACCTGGGGCTCTACGAAGAATAACAGGACTTTGCTGATCCTTGTAATCAGCCTGAGTTATCTGCGGGGCAGCCTCAGCATAGCAATTAACTAGACGGCGAACAGATGCCCTAGGTTCTGGGAATCTGTAACTACCTGTTGGTAAGGCAATTGATGCCATCAGATGCGTCCCGGACCAAATAGACCACCCTGCGAGAAGGGTAAACCAGTAAGATCGGAATCCACATAATCAATGTATCGTTTTACTAAAGAACGATAAGATGAGTCGATTGCCCCAATTAAATCTCCCTCTAATTTAACTCCAGTATTTATAGCAACACTGCCAGCAAGTAAGAATTTAATTGCCAATATATCTTGATCTTGTAATGGAGCTACAGCTGAGATATCAGTCTGTGGGTACCAACCAAGATTAGCACGAAGGTCTGCTTGTAGATTTGCCATTGTATTATTCAAATAAACAAGGCCCGTCTGTCCCTGCTCAGCAGAGGGCGGAGTAATTTCATCAATAATTGTATTGAGCCGATAGGCGCTAGTTATAATATCTAAATTCGTTTCTGTCGTATTACTCACTCTAGCTCCTTTTAAAATAGAGTTAGTTTACTTTGAAACTAACAAAGTCACCCTTATATTGCCAGGGTTCGCACAAGTTAGGGGGAGGTGGTCCCCCAACTAGGATCAGTCACAAGGATACCAAGTACGCGAACCCGTACCGACAACACCTGAGCTAAATCCAGTACCGAGTAGCGAATATCGCATCACGACAGGGGTATTAGCAACAAGTGCAGAAGGACCACCAACAACAGCATCACCAGTGTTGGCATTGACAGTTAGCGCTGTCTGGGTCTGCGTAGAGCAAATACTAAATCTCTGCCCATCCGATGGATTTAGAGGCAAAGTAATAGTACCAGTAGCTAGGGTACCAGCAGGTTTTAGAACTACACAGCTGGCATTAGGTGCGATAGTAAAGCCCGTAAGCGGAATGTACAGTTCCATCGGCGATGCATCCGCATAAGTGCCTCCTATCCCATTCTGATAGGCCGGTTGGCCTCTCGCAGGGACATCAGCAACAAGAGTCGTCATATAAAATACTCCAAGTTAAGGTTAGTTTACGACACAACCGAGATTGTGCGAACTGAGGTTTCTACAAGAGCCGGAGTGTATCCGTATAGAACGTCAATACGGCACGGCATGAAATCGTTATTGATATCAAACCGGCGCACAACGCGCAACGAAATACCCTCAAACTCTTCCCGCTCAGCAAACTCTTCCTTATTGATCGAACCCGGAAGGATAAGATCCGCGGAAGCGAAGATGAACGCATCACGATGGTAAGCCACATTCTGTGCCACAACCGAAGAAACGGGAGCAAACACAGTAATCACAGCAGAAGTAGCCGGTAAAGCCGACACATTCTGATATGCACCGCCAACAATGATTGCAGGGGAAATGGGCAGAGTAGCCATTGCACCAGCTGAATCTGAAGTCGTGGCCGTAACCACAAACTGTTTCAGATACCCAAGGTTAGCCTTGGTTTCATCATGCACAGCGAATACACCAGCAATTGTGATGACATCACCAACATTCAAGGTTGAAGTGCCTGATGCCCAACCAACTGTGGAGATAGTCTGACCTGAGACGTAGGCATTACCAGCACCAGTCTGACCCTGTGGAGAGCCCGTGGTCAGCATCGTGGGACTAGAAGCACCCCAAGCTCCGACCGTATACGGAACAACAAGACTATTAGAGTATGTATCGAAACCGAGTACATTATCCAGTTCGCCTTCAAGGAACTGCTCTTCCAATGCCTTACCAGCATGGAACAGACCCTTGGTATCCGTCATAAAGTCACGCACGCCCTGTGTACCTAAAGTCAGAGTACGCAGACCATCACGCGGAGCAAGCTGATCGTCTAGGATACGATTCGCAGCAGCTAGAGTGTTGAAACCAACCGTAGTGTTGTATGCACCAACTACATTGTACGTGCTCTTAACCATGCTCAAAGCATCAGCTTCGATATTGGCCGCGAGACGTGCAACAGCGGGCTTCAGAATACGTTCAGCAAAATCATCAACCTGCATGGTTAGCTCAACAGATGAGAAGTTTGTATCAACACCCTTCTGTGTAGCAACCGGCAGATTAACGAAGCGCTCAACCGTATTCTGGGCCGAGATTGGAGCACCAGAACGGATGATGTATTTATTCGGCAGGCGGACGCTAAGCGTAGTACCTACCTTGGCACCAGCAACGACAAACCGATCATCATACTGGCGATTGATTCGCCCTATGAAGTTTGTCTTCTGGTGTAGGATTCTGAGACTTTCTCTCGTAATCCATTGAGGAGTGATAATTGAATTAGTAGCCATTTAAAAGTTACCTTTTTAGTGAAAGATGAGTTACCGTCTTCGACGGCCCCTAGCTTCTTGCACTCTAAACTTCATCCACTCTCTGATATCCATTGAACCAGGTTCCGGTGAAGGAACCCCGCCCGCAGGCACAGGAGTAGGAGGCTCAGGTGCATTAGTGACGGCAGCAGGAGTCTTAGCTTTCGGCTTTTCTGCTGGAACAGGGGGTGCCTCTTTAGAACGGATAATCTCACTCTCGATACGTCCGACGGCAAGTGCTTGCTGACTTGGACTCATTCGGCTAACTTTTACCGCCAGATCTGGATTTTTAGCCAGAGTGTACGATATATCAGCACCATGTTCCGAGCCAACAATCATTGCAGCAGATATATGGTCAAGTTGAGGAAGTCTTGGATTAGCCATTACAGTATCAAAGTCAGGATGATCCTTCTTAAAAGCATCTACCCTTTCTTGGAACTGATTTGTAGCTGCAGTCTGTACAGACTGTGCTCTTTCCTGCTCTAGTGTTTTAGTAACTTCTTGGCGTACCTTAACAGTATTCCATCGAGCTATAGCTTTTGACCATTGTTTCTGATCGTAGCCAAACTGCTCTAGAGTTGGAGGTTCATCCGGGACTTGGTCATCCGTAGGAGCAGACTGTGTAGTTGAAGGAGCTTTACCCTGTTGAATAATCTCTAGGGCTTTCTCTCTCCAGTACTCAGCATATTCCTTAGCTGCATTTTTCTCAGCTACAAGGTCCTCTATCCTATCCTGTGCGCGGTTCTTTTTAGGAGCCTCACTATCGTCAGCAGGACTATCTGCGGGTTTCGAGGTAGACGGGATCTCGGATTTTACGTCTGGGGTTTCGTCACTTTTTGCTTCGGGTTTAACGACCTCAACTACTGGCGTGGTAGGAGGAGTCGGAGGAACCACTTGCGCGGGTTCATTTACGGTTTCTGTCATCTTAATCACCTCGGATGTTCACACATCCTCAACGGATGCCATAGCATCCTTCGGCATTTAACGTGTTGCCCTCACGATTGAGAAATACTCTCGAATCTTACTTGCAGGTTGCACTACCCAGAGGTTCACCATGATATTTGGTATAGCCCTTGTTATGGTGGTGATAACCTTCCTTAGTGGGATGATGAAGCTCCTTGCCCTCTACATGAGGGGCCTCTGACTTATTGCCTTCATGGGGCTTTTCATTCAGAGGAACTTCTGGGTCATGAATCTTACTCATAATTATTGTCCTTTAATTGCTTGACTTTGTGGGAAACCGGTAGGTAGAACTTGGTTAGCTGTCAAGCTCCCTACTTTCTGCTCCATCTTTGGAACAGTATTAGCAGCCATGCCAGCTTCCCGTGCATCAGTCATGGCCTTAATTCTATCGTGTACAATTTTATCTATCAGATGCTGTCTCTGGAGATCCCCATCACTTGCCTTAGATTGGGCAATCTGGGCACCTGCCATAGCCTTATGGGTATCAGCCGCCTGTTTTGCCATAACAAGTTGGTCTTGCTGAGAGGGCTGTGGAGGAGGCGGCATGTTCTTTTTCTCCTCCTCTGTTGGCTGAACAATACCCTGTTGAATCAAGGGGATACGGAGGCGTCTAACTAATTCATCAGTATCCGGGGTATCAATGTTCTTAGTAATCAGATCCGGGGCTACCTGAGCAAGTTGGGGTAGTACATCTACAGCATCCAGTAAAGTTGCCAGCATTTCCTGTCTAGCAGTCTGGTAGCTTGGGCCTATAGTGACAGTTACATCGTAGGAACCATCTTTAAGGCTATTAATTAATCCTGCTGGATCTTTTGGATCAACTTGATTAACTGACTCATACTTCTCAACCCCGTCAGGACCTATGACCCGAATAACCCGCTCGGTATCATATACCGTAGGGATCATATCAATTAAGCATTCATGGGTAAGTTTCAGAGCCTTACCGAAGTTGTCGATAAACTCATATGATCCTAGATCGGATTTGCGCTGTCGGGCTATTAGAGCCTTACCAGAGGTCCTATCTCCCTTCTCTGCCTGATCCCCCAAGGCGGAGTCAAAGTAGCCTGTAGCGGCCTGTATGTCGCTTAAATCGGCCTGCGCTAGCTGTATCAAGGCTTGGGGAACATCTGGAGGAGGTTCCCGCATAGGTCTACCCTGCGGAACATCAGGATCTACATCGTAAAGAAGGTAGGGTCTAGCATTGGTATTGGCCGTAGACCACATATCTTCATACCCTTTAATCATTCTAGGGGTAGCAATATAAGGACTCTTAGGAGTTAGGGCAGCATTTTCCACCATAGTAGAACGGTGGTAATTATAGGTACGCTGAGAGTCCTTTGAATGCCTAATCAGGGACTGGACTTTCTGCTTACCTTCGATATTGATTACGCGACCAGGAATACGTATTACAGGGATCTTCTTCCAACTATAGGTAATAGGTCCTTGGATTACATTAGCACCATCAACTAGGTACCACTCAACATTCCAAGTCTTAATATACCGTTTCCTGACAGTCTTTACATAATCACCATCAGGATGTTGCATTGCAAGATAAGATTCCAAGTCCTTCTGATCTTTATCGTAATCTACTATACGGCCATCGGATAACTGTGCAATAGTCTTTGTAACCGGGATCTTACGGAAATACTCTGCAATACGAATTTCGTTGTCAGTAGCCCATCCACGGGAATCCCTAGCCATTGTAATACTTAATGGATCACAGTCTGGGTAAAGAGCCTTATACTTCTCTGTACTAATCCTCTCGGCTACAATGCACCACATGGAATCGCCCTTACAAGCATCAGTTGATTCAGGGTCCCATAAGACTGTTAGTGGATTAGGGATATCCTTAATCCGGAGTGCTTGGCTGAAAGATTTATCATCTTCGTATTCTGGGACAATACGCCAAGCCCCATATCCACCTGCTACTGCAAATTTAAACTGATTGTCATAGATGCTTTCTGCACCGGAACACTGTTCTATATCTCGAATTAATCCGCTATAGATGTCGGCAACGGAAGTTGAAGAGTCTTTGTTGGCTCCTCTAACCCTTGCCTGCGGTCTTGTCTGTCTTTGATCGCCCAATACGAGGTTAACTGCTCCAATGACACGGTTAAAGGTATAAGAGGGGCGTCCACGGCGCTGGAGAAGGATGGCGGAATCCCATTGTCCATCGGCTTCGACTGTATCTTGGTAGACAAATCTTAGGTCCTCCGAAAAAAGTTTACGATTCTGAGCTTCAGCCCCAGCAGCCTGTTCGTAGCGTTTACGGACTTCTGCAAGGAGTTCTTGCTCTTTATCACTTCTGCTTGGTCGTGCCATCAGTTATCCTGCAAAGTCTATTTGTTTAGGTTCCCAATCCCACCAGTTCTTACCGTTAGGACCAGTTTTTGGTTCAGTTATTGCTCGATTTAATCCGCTCATAACAAGGTAACGAATACAATCCATTAAGTGGTCGTTGGATTTAACTACATTACCGTTCTTATCTCTACGGTATAATCTATATTCTGCCAGGAAATTAGTACAAGACCGGAATACCTTGATTCGTCCCGTACTCAACATTTCCCAGACCTTCAACAATCCTGCTTCAACAGTGTTATCTGCTGGACGGATATCAAGACCCAAATCCCGATAAATCGTTAAAAGAGCTATACCATCTTTCTGCGATCTACCACGAGCTGCCGGATCAATAACACCGGGTATCCATTCGCCCTTCGCTTTAATGGCAGCAGCTATAATAGCTGGCTCAGACTTGGATTTATAAATCTCATCATAGATATAGACTGTCTCAGTATCCCGGTCTATAGCTGCAAAAAGGGTTGCGTTGATTTTCCAACCAACGTCTTGCCCGAAACATCGGGCCCAGTGCTTCTCGATGGGAATATTAGGGACTACGAACTCAGATTCAGGGACAGTGTAGATAGCACCTGATCCTAATTGAGGTATTCCTCTTGTACGGCTATCCCGCTGCCAAGGGGGAATGGAAGCCAACATAGCTTCCTTAGCTTCTTTTGTTAAATGAGGAACCGCATCCCATTCTACAAATACACAAGCTTTCAATTTAATTTCTCACCATATTGAGCAAGAATTTCTTTAGCCCAAATAATCTTATCTTCTACTCTCTGGCCCCTTGGTTGACTTCTCGACCAAAGTTCTAAGTTTTCAATCCTATTATCATCTCGTATACCATTTTTATGATGTACTTCTTCATGTGGAAATAATTCTCGCCCAATATGGTTTGCCATAACAAATCTATGTTCAGCAATCATTTTCCCATTATG